ATCAAACCAGAGCAAGTAGTCAATTTATTAAAAAACAGAGTCCAACTAGGAGACGATGGTAAACCTGAAATCATTGGTGAGAATAATGCTCCGATGTATAACGATAAAGGAGAGCCATTAAGTATCAAAGAATATGTTGGACAGTTTTTAGATGACAACCCTCATTTTAAAGTAGCAACCCCAAGCGGTGCTGGAAGTAAATCGAGTGTTGGCGGTGATACACCTAAACCTTTAAACTTGGCGGAACTAAATATGAATAATCCTGAAGATAAAGCCAGATACATGGAATATCGTAAGGAAAAATTCAAAAATTATTAACAATTTAACCATATAGGAGAAAATTATGGCTAACGAAACAACAACATCGACATTAGATGATTTGATCTCCCCATTGGTTGCTGAAGCTCTATTTGTAGCTTCTGAGCGATCAATTATGAGAGGTCTTGTCAGAAATTTCCAAATGCCTAACAATTCAGGCAAGGTACTACAAGTGCCAATTTACCCAACTGTATCTGCGGCGGCTGTTGCAGAAGCAACTGACCTAAGCAATACTGCAATCTCAACTTCTAAAAAAGATCTGACTGTATCAGAGGTAGGAATCATGGCTACGGTCACTGATCTTTCTAGAAATGTATCTGAGTCAGATGTAATCAGAGACTTAGGAAAATTGTTTGGTGAAGCAATTGCAAAGAAAATTGATTTAGACTTAACTGCACTGTTTGGTGGTTTTTCAACTACTGTTGGATCAGCATCAACAACAATGTCTGCTTCATTAATTTTCCAAGCAGTAGCAAAACTAAGAGCGGCTGGTGTTCCGGGCGATGACCTCGCTTGTGTTATACACCCACAAGTTGCATTTGACTTGAAATCTGGTTTAACAAATACTTTTGCTAACCCTAATCCGGGTGTTGGTAATGAAGCATTGAGAACTGGTTTTGTAGGTCAGATCGCTGGTGTTGATGTTTATGAAACATCAAACATAGCTGACTCATCTGGTAATGAACCGGGAACTACTGGTGATTACAAAGGTGCAGTTTTCCACAGAGACGCACTAGGTTTAGCAATGATGCAAGACCTTAAAATCGAACAACAAAGAGATGCCTCAATCAGAGGTACGGAATTAGTTGCAACAGCAGTTTATGGTGTTGGTGAACTAATCGATGGACATGGTTGTGAGATCGAAGCTGATTCTACAATCCAGTAATTTTACTAGATTTTAGATCAACAACTAGGGGGGAGAGTACCTTTCCTCTCCCTCCAATTTATTTAACAAGGATTTTATTATGGCATTTGCAACAAGATCAGATTTATTAGTATATCAGCCTGATATAGGCGATATGGGTTTATCGACAAGTGAGCAAGACGCATTTGTAACTCAAGCAATTGCAGATGTGCAAAGAGATATTAGAAACAGATGGTGGTCTGTTTATCACAGCAATCAATCAAGAAACAGAAGCTATGCTGGTGGGATAGAGATTAATTTAACTTTACTTACAGACTCACAATGGACTAGAGCCACAGTTTACAGAACATTAGGATATTATATATGCCCAGCATTGACTAAGTTTAATTCAGAAGGTGACGAAGATCGTTTCCAACAAATGGGTACTTATTATCGTACAGCTTATGAAGATGAATTTTCCGACATATTGAGAGATGGTATTGAGTATGATGCTGACGAAGATAGTTCAATCGCTGATGCAGAGAAGGTGGCAATACATCAACTTAGATTGGTTAGATAGTGGTTGCAGTAAATATTAATGTTGAAGTTTCTGCGGCTAAAGGTGCATTAGATCAATTAAGAATTAAAATACCTAACGCATCAAGAAAAGCACTTAATAAAACAGCAATGTTTCTACAAAACGCAATTAAAGACAGGACAAGAAAAGGTAGAGATTTCAAAGGTAGAGCTTTTAGACCTTACTCACCTAAATATGCAAAACGCAGAGCAAAAGAAGGAAGAACAACAACACCTAATCTATTTAGATCAGGTCAAATGTTAGGGAATATGTCATTTAAAACATTTTCTAAAACAAAAGGACAAATATTTTTTCCTAATAGACAACAAAATTTGAAAGCATTTTACAACGATACACTTGGTGTTGGTAAAGCACAAATTAAAAGAGAGTTTTTCTCAGTTGGTAAAAAAGAAGAAGAAAAAGCAGTAAAAATATTTACTGATACTATGATGAGAGATTTAAGATTATGAGCGAAAGAGAAGATATTGCGGCACATATTGTTTCAACCTTATCTGCGGTTAGCAGTCCAATTACATTTGGTAAAGTAGAAAGAAATCCTTTTGATGCTGAAGAATTATCACAGCAACAATTCCCAGCAGTATTTGTTCAGACTGCTGATGAAACTAGAGAAGATATTACGATCAAGAATACTGGCATTACGAGACAAGGTACGATTGATTTTAGAATATTTGGTTTTGTTACTAATGGAAGTGCAACAACAACAAACATTGATACGAAAAGAAATCAATTAGTATCAACAGTTGAAACTGCACTAGATAGTGATAGAACTAGAAATGGAAACGCACTTGATACGCAAATCGTTTCTATTGAAACAGACGAGGGAACTATATTTCCTTATGGAGGAGTAATAATAACAGTTAGGTGCTTATACTCATTTACGAGTGGTACACCTTAAAGGAGAATTTTATGGCTAAAAGAATAAAGCTAGAAAATAAAGGCGATACAATTGAGGTTTGGGAAGATCAAGCTCAATCGCTCAAAGAGGCTGGTTGGAAAGACCCAGCAGAAAAAAAGTCTAAACCAAAACCTAAATCATTTAACATAGAAGAAGGAGAAGAATAATGGCTGTACATACAGGAAGTGCTGGACTCGTAAAAGTTGGCGGAAACACAGTAGCAGAGGTAACAGGATTTACTCTTGAAACGACTGCTGATGTAATTGAAACAACTGCACTAGCAAATTCAGCAAAATCATTTGTTGCAAGTAGATCAACATTTACAGCAACTATTGAGTGTCATTTTGACGAAACAGATACAAATGGTCAAAGAGTTCTCATTGAAGGTGCATCAGTAAACATATTTTTACACCCAGAGGGTAACGATAGTGGCGATTTTGTACTGCAAGGAGCTTGTATTGTAACTGGAAACTCAACATCAGTAACTATGGACGATACGATTAGACAATCTATATCTGTTCAAGGAACTGGCGGAATAACTAGAACAACAGTATAATTTGACAATAATTAGTAAATAATTTAATAATTGCGTATGTCTGCAATCGACAAGATCAAGGATCATTACAACTCATTAAGTAAAGGCGAAAGCAAATACTTTGAGGAATGGGATTTAACTTTTTATAAAGAGCCTATCAATCTTGAAAAGAAAGGTCGGTTATTTAAAAAAATGGAGCTTGATCCAATTGAGGGTTTGGCATACGCACTTATAGAACTTGCACTTGATGAACAAGGCAAGAATTTATTTACACTTGAACATAAAATGGCATTGATGAAGAAAGCGGATCCCGATGTTTTATCAGAGGCGGCTACTTGGTTGATGCAAACACCTACAAAAAAAGACATTAAAAAAAAATAGATAACGACCACGACTACAATACGATAGTTCAGTTGGCTGATTATCTTAAATTACCTATACATAAAGTTATGGAGTTCTCAGTTGAGGAATTTATGACTTGGATAATATTTTTAGATGATAAAAGAAAACAAGAACAGCATCAGGCGAATGTTGCTCGAATGAAAGCCAAATCTAGGAGATAAATGACAAAAAAAGTTAATATAGATATAGTCGCAAGAGATAAGACCAAAAGAGCAGTTGAACAATCTAAAAAGGGTTTAGGCGGCATCAAAACAGCCGCATTAGCGGCAAGTGCGGCTTTAGCTTCAATTGGTGCTGGAAGGGTCATATCAAATTTAGTCAGAGTTGGTAAAGAAGTAGAAAGTTTACAAGTAAGATTTAAATTTTTATTTGGAACTGCTGAAGAGGGTACAAAAGCATTTGATAATTTAGCTGATTTTGCCGCAAAAGTTCCATTTAGTTTGGAAGAAATAGCGGCGGCTTCTGGAAATCTTGCTGTTGTATCAAAAGATGCAAATGATTTATCAAGAATACTAGAAATTACAGGAAATGTTGCGGCTGTAACTGGCTTAGATTTTTTAACTACAGCAAGTCAAATACA